TCGAACAGTAAAGTAGCAATTACTTTACCACGTCTCTACTTTGAGATGACAAGCATTGATTACGATTCTACCCGTAAAACGTCTCCAATTCAAAAATACAAAACAATCATTGATGATAATGGTGGCGAAGTCCGAGTGCAATATGTTCCTGTTCCTTATAATCTAAGTTTTGAACTGGGAGTTATTGCTAAGTCTCAAGACGACGCACTACAAATTACTGAACAAATTCTACCATATTTTCAACCATCTTTCAGTGTCACTCTCAACATGATTCCTGACATGAATGAGAAGAAAGATATTGCTATTGTTCTAAACAATGTTAGCTATGAAGATCAGTGGGACGATAGTTTCTATGAGCGTAGATATATTATCTACACTCTGAACTTCACAATGAAATCGTATCTCTACGGTCCATACAACACATCAGATGTTATCAAGAAAGCAATCATTCACGAAACTATTGGTGATCTTTCTGTCAACCGTAGGACAATTACAAGAACATATACACCTAAAGCAAAAACAGATATCAACACAGATGGTGTTATCGATGTAAACGATGATGCATTAGTTGATGCTGGTGATGACTTCGGATTTAATGAAGGGATTGAATTCTTATGAGTAGCCTAGAAGATAATATGGAGGAGATGCTCAACATTAGTGTTGATGTAGATCCAGTGCCTAGCAAACCTGTACCCCCTAAAGTTGACAAGGATGACAGGGTAAAAGACTATGAGTATACCCGTGGTGAATTATACTCACTCATAGATCAGGGTCAGGAGGCGGTCAGAGGCGCTTTAGAGGTCGCTCAGGAGTCAGGGCACCCAAGAGCGTATGAAGTCGCTGTAGCGGCAATGAAGCACGTTGCAGACATGACTGAGAAACTGCAGGCATTGCATAAGAATATGAAAGACCTGGATGAAGAAAAGAAAGGTCCTTCTAAAGTCACTAACAATGCTATGTTTGTAGGTTCTACAGCAGAACTACAGAAGATGTTAAAGGAGATGGGCGGAGGAAAACGATAAATATATCGTAAACCCTCGTCGGTTGTCATGAGAGAATACAAAGAATTTAAAGAATTGTGCGAAGCAAAGCGTGGTCTCTACGCTAATATTCACGCTAAGCGTCGCAGAGGAGAAGCACCAGCGAAGCCTGGTAGTAAGGACTACCCCGCAAAGGATGCTTTTAAGAAGGCGGCGAGGACTGCCAAAGAAAGTTTTGAACTCGAAGAAGCAGCCTGGACCCGAAAGGAAGGGCAAAAAAAGTCTGGAGGTCTTAACGAGAAGGGAAGGAAATCTTACGAGAGAGAAAATCCTGGAAGCGACCTTAAAGCACCTTCAAAGAAGGTTGGAAATCCCCGTAGAGCATCGTTCTGTGCTCGAATGAAAGGGATGAAAAAGAAGTTAACCTCCAAGAAAACTGCCAGCGATCCTGATAGCAGGATCAACAAATCACTAAGAGCTTGGAATTGCTGACAAAGTTATAAAAATTTTATTAAGAACGTAGATAATTACCTAGTGAACCTATAATTAGTTATGAGTTTTGATCTGAAAATGCGTCTCAACGAAGATGATGTAACACGTCTCATTCGTGCGTGCGAACTGTACCAGTCTCGTACTGGTTCAGAGTACATGTGGGATGAATATGATGCCTTAATTAATAAACTCAAGGTTTACTTGGAACAATATTCTACGGACTAATGAAGTTTATTTTCGCATTTCTAGCTACACTATTTCTTGCAGCTCCAGCATGGGCAGTTGATGTAATGATGGGTGCCGATGGCAACCTAGTTTTTCAACCAGCAGAGGTAACAATTGCTGCAGGAGAATCGGTTCATTTTGTAAACAACATGCTGCCACCTCATAATGTGGTTGTAGAAGATCATCCTGAGATTTCTCATGAAGGTCTCGCAATGATGCCTGGTGAAGAGTTCGATGTAACTTTCTCTGAAGCAGGTGACTACACTTACTGGTGTGGTCCACATAAAGGTGCAGGCATGATCGGCACGGTACATGTAGAATGAAACAATTCAACATTGTTGTTTTAGACATCACTGTTGCAATACTAGACTTCCTTTACAGAGGAAGAGACTATCCACGCTTTTGGGTGCTTGAGGAGATTGCTCGGGCACCCTATTTTGCATTCTTGAGTGTCTTGCACTTTAGGGAAAGCATGGGATTACGTGGTCCTGATCATCTGTATTTGATGAAAGAGCATTTTGCACAGTCAGTCAATGAAACAGAACATCTGGAATATATGGAAAGCAGGGGCGGTAATTCTTATTGGATTGATCGCTTTGTCGCCAAACACCTCGTCCTTATCTATTATTGGGTCAATGTGGTTTATTACTGGGTGGCTCCTCGCCTTGCTTACCATTTGTCATACGAAGTAGAGGTTCACGCCGCTGCTACATATGGAAAATACTTAGCAGTTAATGGTCATGATGATAAGATCCTTGAGATCTTAAATGATGAATTGGAACACTCCAGAGAACTACAAGAAGCTATGGAGATGAACCTGTGAAAAAATCAGAAGAAGAAAGGAAAAAAGAAATAGAAAGGATCAGTAAACACATTCATCCACATGATGACGAACCTGACCCCACTGCCCACATGGGCAATTATAATTTTCCTCAAATGTTATTTGCATTTTGTTTAGGGTTTGCAACTATGTTTGTCTTAGCAGTAGATGAGATAAACGATTTTAAGGGATGTCCCTTACCAGAATATTTTCAAAACGAGGTTAAAGGATGAAAGTTGGAATTATTGGTCTAGGTCGTATGGGCGAGGGAATGTCTCGTCGTATGATCAAAGCAGGAATTGAAGTATACGGTTACAGGAACAATTATGAAAAAGCTTGTAAACAATATGAAGAGGGTTATATCAGTGGATGTACCACTTCTTTGGAAAGCCTTGTTCAAGTAGTACACAACGGCACTGGTGTATTCGGTGATTCATCTAGATCACCTGGCATCTTTATGATGGTAGTGCCAGCAGAAACAGTAGAGGATACACTCAATGAGCTATTACAGTTTTGTGTGGAGGGCGATATTATTATTGATCATGGCAATAGTAATTTTAAAGACTCTCGCAGACGGGCGGAACAACTTGCAAAATTGGGTATCCAATATATTGACTGTGGTACTAGCGGTGGTGTTTACGGTCTGGAGCGTGGATACTGTCTTATGGTTGGTGGTGCAAATACTGCAGTATCCGTCTGCGCTCCTATCTTTAGGGCACTCGCACCAGGCATCGGATCTGCCTCTCGTACAGACCCCCTCTCTCATGAGACAAGCGCCGAGCATGGTTGGTTACATTGTGGACCAGCTGGAGCAGGTCACTTTGTAAAGATGGTCCACAACGGAGTTGAGTATGGAATCATGCAAGCATACGCAGAAGGATTTAATATCCTGCATGAAGCTAATGCTGGGGCAGCATACGTTAAGGCAGGCGATGCTGAGGTTGCTCCGATGGAGAATCCAGAAGATTATCAATATGACATTGACTGTGCTGAAGTGGCTGAGTTATGGCGTCGTGGTAGCGTGGTTGGCAGTTGGTTGCTTGATCTTACCGCTGATGTATTACGGAGCGATAGAGAGCTTAGCAAATTCGATGGTGGAGTATCAGACAGTGGTGAGGGTCGTTGGACGGTTCACACTGCTGTGGATCTTGGGGTTCCCGCTCCTGTCATCAGCAGTGCGTTGTGGTCACGTTTTGAGTCACGCCGTTTGGGTGCTTTCGCAGCCAAGGTTCTGAATGGAATGCGTGCAATGTTCGGGGGGCATGATGTTAGGTAATGCCCTTTTATGGATCTCCATACCCTTTGTATGTACCACCATCTATTTCGGGATACGAAAGGGTGAAAATGTATACTACGACTCAGACAAATATAATGGCAACGGAACCGCTCACTAAAGGAATTGTTATCTTCGGTGCAACTGGAGATCTCTGCAAACGTAAACTAATTCCTTCTCTACACAAGCTATGGGAGAAAGGACTTCTCCCAGAAAATTTTCTAATTACTGGTTGCTCTAGGAGGGATCCTGGTGTGACAGCTTGGAAAGAATCTCTTGGTGATTATCCTGATGAATTTCTACATCAACTAGATTACATCTCCGCAGATCTCGACAATGTTGATACTCTCCGTCACCTTCCTGATTACCTTCACGATAATACTTACTTCCTATCTGTCCCCCCAGAAAGGTATGCTAACGCAATTATCAATCTTAAAGAGGCGGGTAAACTCGATGACCCCGACCACTCCCGCTTGGTTATTGAGAAACCCTTTGGGTACGATTATAAATCTGCTAATAATCTACAGTCTGTGGTGGAGCGATATTTACGGGAAAAACAAGTATATCGCATTGACCATTATCTTGGCAAAGATACTGTTAATAGTATACTTGCTACTAGGTTTAGTAATATTTTGCTGGAACCACTTTGGAACCGCAACTATGTAGAAGAAGTTCAGATCTTTGCAACTGAGACTATTGGTTGCGAAGGACGTGCTCAATATTATGAGACAGCAGGACAAGTGCGTGACATGCTACAGAATCACATCCTGCAAGTGCTTGCACTTATAGCTATGGAACCTCCTAGTAAGATGAATGCTAGGGAATTAAGACGTGAGAAGACAAAAGTTCTCGCTGCCACTAGACTCGGAACAAATCTTATCCTAGGACAATACGATGGCTACCGCAATGAAGAGGGCGTTGATCCTCGCAGTTCCACTCCTACCTATTTTGCTGGCTCTCTTTTCGTCGATAACTGGCGTTGGGAGGGAGTTCCTTTTAACGTCATGACTGGCAAGAAAATGCCATACGGATGTGTAGAAGTTGTAGTTAAATTAAAAGCACCACCGCAGCGATTGTTCGATGGACATGAATTCAACGATAGAATTGTTATGCGCTTGCAACCTAGTCCTCATCTTGATATTCGTATTGATATCAAATCTCCTGGACTCAATGACGAAGTAGAAACAGCAACACTAACACATGCATACCCACAAGACAGAGCAATTGATGGATATGAGAAACTCCTTTATGATGTTATCAATAATGATCAATCGCACTTTGTACATGCAGACGAAGTAATGGAATCATGGAGGATCGTAGATGATCTTCTTTGCACTGGTGAAAAATGTCCAGTCCGTACTGTCCCTTATATCTACAGAGGTGGGTGGGGACCACAATACAGAACAGAAAGAATAACCAATTGGGATTATCCAGCATGACACACGTTCAACTGTTTGTCCGATCAGTAATGCAAACCCCTTGGTGCCTTGGCGTCATGGGGTTTTTTCTTGTGTTTGTTCCTATCATTGGAATGCATCTTGTCCATAAATATGGATGGGAGCATTGGGAGCCTTTCGGGAAAAAACATGTATCGGGAGGAACACCTGCAGAAAAAGAGTGACGAGTGTGCCGAACTTTGGAGGGAGTGGTTTCGCTTGTATGAAAAAAAGCATTAGGGGCACCAGATGCACGTCGTGCCTGGTGTGAGTGTTGTGATGAGTTCAGTATAATGTGTCATCACGAAGCTACGACTAACCCTAGATATAAAAATATGAAAGGATATTGGAATGAACCTCCTCCTCCGCCCCCTGAATGACATTAAT